ATTTATGAAAATAAAAATAATCATGAGTTGCTTACACTTCCTATTGAACTAAACGATCATTACCGCAGGTGGGTTAACCAGGCATTTGATTGGATGAGAACAGTTCGCAAAGCATGGGTAGATAAAACTATTCCTAAAAGGAATTATAGATCTAACTCAAAAATTTGTGCAAGATGTCCAATTCAAAAAGCATGCTCTGAAGCAGAGGCGGGAACTATTAAAATAGATTCCTTGGAGAACCTTGGTGAAGAACTGTAAATGGTGTGAAAACAAATTTAAAGCAAAAGTAACATATCAGATATATTGTTCTGAAGAGTGCAGGGAGTCTGCAACTAAAGAAAAAATTGCTGAAAGATATGTTATTTCACGCAGACAAAAAAGAATTGGTAAAACCAGAAAGTGTAAAAACTGTGGTAATGATTTATCAATATATAATGATGAACCAATCTGTACCTTTTGTTTAATTAATCCAGTAGAAGTTGTCAAGGCTTTAAAGAAAATGAGGATTATTATTAATGACAAAGAATAAATGGGGCATAGAGGTTATGCCTAACAATATTTGTGCAATAGATGCAAGTACAAACAGTTTGGCTTTTTCTGTTTATAATAATAAACAACTTGGTTTTTTTGGAAAAATTAATTTTACTGGTAACACAACATATGAAAAAGTTGGAGACGCTTGTATAAAGACTCAAGCCTTGTTTGATCTTTACGATATAGATGCTGTAGTAATAGAGCATACAGTGTTTATGAATAGCCCAAAGACTGCAGCAGACTTAGCCCTTGTACAGGGTGCCATCATAGGGGCTTTAAAAGTTTGCGGGGTATCTACAATAGGATCAGTATCACCAATTACCTGGCAAAACTTTATAGGTAATAAGAAGATATCAAAAGAAGAAAAGGTATTAATAGCAACTCAAAATCCTGGCAAGTCAGAGTCTTGGTATAAAACATACGAAAGAAATTTAAGAAAAGAAAGAACTATAAGGTTTGTTAACACCATATATGATAAAAATATAAGTGATAATGATGTTGCTGATGCATGTGCAATAGGTCATTGGGCTATAAATAATTGGAACAAGGCTATGAGGATTGAGGAATAGTGCCAGAGTTAAATGCAAACATTCCACCAATAGAGTGTTATGTTAGAGGTAATTTTTTAAGAGATCAACAAGATTCTCATGACAAGTATTTTCCTGTAATAATCTTTGGTGTGTCAAGTGTAAAGTCAAGAAGTCCATTGTTTCATTTCTTGATGGAAGATGGCGGCCTTTGGTGGAGAATGCCAATTAATGCTTTTTGTACTAAACCAGATACCCCAGAACAACCACTATATAATTTAGTTCTTTGGAATTCATTTAGTCCACATATTTCAGTAACTAAGTTTGCAAATTTAAGTAACATGAAGATGTCTTATTTAGACAGAACTAAGCAAAACATATTTGGAAAGTACTTGTTTACTTTAGACTGGCATAATCCAGATAGCAATATATTAAATGACGGATACTCTGAAAATCCAGGGCAGCATAAATGTGGGCATGTTATTCAACGTGATGATGGTAACTTTGCTATACAGCCAAATAATAGAGTTCGTTTATACGAACCATCGTTTGTTACTAAAAAATCATTAGTAATAGATAGATTGATCAATACAAATGCTTGGGACGTTGAGGGGTATAATAAGTGGATTATGGAAGACTCTAACTCTTTTAACTATGATATTATTGATACAGAGGATAGTGAATAAGATGGCTTCTGGTAAAATGTATAGTAGCGAAGTTTTTATGCGTAAGAGATATCTTATGGATAGAAAATCACCAGAAGAAATTGCCAAGGAGTGTGGATGTAGTGTTGAAACAGTATACGTTTACTTGGCTAAGTTTGGATTAAGGAAATCAAAAAGATGAAGACTTCAACCCAACATACAATTGCTGATGTTTGTGATAATATAAAAAATATGCTTATTGAAAAAAATAAGTCATACGGAGATTCTGCCCTTGATCCAATTAGAATATTTTCTAAAACAAGTTCAGATGAGCAGATAAAAATAAGAATTGATGATAAACTTTCTAGAATATCTAGAGGTTCTGAGTTTTATGGGGATAATGATTTAGATGATTTAATTGGATATTTAATTTTACTAAAAGTTTCAAAAGTTTATAACAGGGGAGACATCTAAAATGGAAGATCACGACATAAATAAAAAAAGAACAGACGAAGACATGAAAGAAATTGCTTTCTCTACAGAAGAAAAAAAAGAAGAATATCAGACTTTAGATAGACAAGATGGAATAAATATGTATGAAACTTTGAATCAACAATTTTCAAAAGTTGCTAAACAAAGTTATAAGGCTTTACTACAAAATGAAAAAGTAGAGTTGCCATTTGCAAGACAACTAACTGGATGGAATAATTTAATAGAAGGGCTTTACAAAGATTCTAAAAAGTTAGATACAACTCAGTTATGGATTGATTTTCCAGAAGATGAATTTGTTCCAAATAGACAGGGTTTTAGATCAGACGAGTTTACAAAAGAACACAAAGGCAAACACATATTTTTTAATGGTTGCTCAGTAACGTATGGACAAGGACTATATACAAAAGAAACTTGGTCATATCTACTACATAAATTAATTGGAAAAGATGAAGAAGTTTCTGGTTATTATAATGTAGGTACTCCTGGAAAAAGTGTTTTTGATATTGTTGCAAGCACCTTTAAATATATAGATAAGTATGGCAATCCAGATGTAATATTTTTAGATTTGCCAGACTTAAACAGATTTTATGCTTTAAATTCAGATAACGGAGATGAACTAGACAAACCAATGGGTCCAATGGATTTGTTTTATTCTTTAAATGAAAACTATAGACACTCTTTAGTAAAACAAAATTCAACATTGGCTATGTTTACTTCAACCTTAGCAATATATCTGTATCAATATTTAATGTTTTTAGAAATATATTGTAAGTCTCATAACATACAGTTATTTATATTTTCTTATGTTAGAGGAACAGATGCATTTTTAAGTTTATGCAATCTAGATAATTATTATGTCACCACTGATCCAAAGATGATGAATAAAATAGAAAAAGAAGTTTTTGATTATAGCAACGATCACAAAGATGATAAATTTACAATGGTTGCTAGAGACGGCAGACATTATGGAACAGCATTCCATCATGTATGGGCAAACATGCTGTATGACATATATAAGGAAAAAAATAATGTCAACTGAGCAAGATTTAGTTCAGCATTTAGATCAAGTCAATAAAGTTGTTGAAGAATATTTAAAGGGAAATGACCCTACAAGAATATCTAAAGAACTTGCAATACCAAGACAACAAGTAGTTAGTTTAATTAATGAGTGGAAAGTTATGGCTTCTGCCAATGATGCTATCCGTGCTAGAGCAAAAGAAGCATTGGTTGCAGCAGACACTCACTATAGCAAACTAATAACAAAGGCTTATGAGGTTATTGAAGATGCAACAACAACGGCTAACCTAAATGCAAAGAGTCAGGGAATTAAATTAGTATTAGACATTGAGTCTAGAAGAATTGACATGTTACAAAAAGCGGGGCTATTAGAAAATAAAGAATTAGCAGAAGAGATGGTACAGATAGAAAGAAAACAAGAAGTACTTATGAACATATTAAAAGATATTGCTTCTGAGTATCCACAAGTACGTGACGAAATCATGAGACGACTTTCAAGCATTGCCAGAGAAAGCGAAGTGGTTACAGTTGTCCATGATGTTTGATGATTTTTTAGAAGTATTAAAAGATAATCCATTTGAAGAAATTCCAGTAGACGCTAAAACATTTATTGAACACGAAGACTATTTGGGACAACCTGCACTATCTAAAATTCAGTATGACATAGTTGAGGCTATGAGTCAGATTTATAAAAAAGAAGATCTGATAGATTTGTTGGGTGAAAAAGAAGGAACTGAGTACTACAATAAATATACTAAAAATGAAATTATTCTTCAGTTAGGTAAGGGTAGTGGTAAAGACTTTACATCTACAGTTGCATGTTCTTATATTGTTTATAAGTTACTTTGTTTAAAAGATCCTGCTAAGTATTTTGGCAAACCATCAGGAGATGCCATTGATTTAATTAACGTTGCTATCAACGCACAACAGGCTAAGAACGTTTTCTTTAAAGGATTTAAAACTAAGATTGAGAAATCACCATGGTTTGCAGGAAAGTTTTATGCAAAAGCAGATAGCGTAGAGTTTATTAAATCTATTACAGTTTACTCTGGACATTCAGAAAGAGAGTCACACGAAGGTTTAAATCTTTTGCTTGCAGTGCTTGATGAGATTTCTGGTTTTGTTTCTGAGGTTGGAACAGGAAATGAACAAGGCAAGACTGCAGAAAATATTTATAAAGCATTTCGTGGATCAGTAGATTCTCGTTTTCCAGATTTAGGAAAGGTAGTTCTATTATCATTTCCCAGATATGTTGGAGATTTTATATCCCAAAGATATGATGATGTTGTTTTAGAAAAAGATGTTATTGAAAAAAATCATAAGTTTATTTTAAATCCAGCATTACCAGAAGATGAAGTAGGAAATACATTTGAGATTTCTTGGGAAGAAGATGAGATTGTTTCATATAAATATCCTGGAGTGTTTGCATTAAAAAGACCAACTTGGGAAGTTAATCCAACTAGAAAGATTGATGACTTTAAACTAGCATTTTATACAGATCTTGGAGATGCCATGATGCGTTTTGCATGCGTCCCCACTTATTCATCTGATGCCTTTTTTAAGCAGGTAGAAAAAGTTAGAGCCTGTATGACTGGTAGAAACCCTATAGATAATTTTAAAAGATTTGATGAAGCCTTTAAACCTGATCCAGATAAGACTTACTATGTTCACGCTGACTTGGCACAAAAGCATGATAAGTGTGCTGTAGCCATTGCTCACGTAGAAAAGTGGGTTAACGTTCAGGTAATTAAAGATTACGAACAGGTTGCTCCTATTGTTGTTGTGGATGCAGTGGTTTGGTGGGAGCCTAAAGTGGAAGGTCCAGTAAACCTATCAGAAGTAAAGCAATGGATTCAAAACTTAAGAAGAACTGGATTTAATATAGGCTTGGTAACATTTGATCGTTGGCAATCATTTGATATTCAAAATGAACTAAAGGCAGTTGGAATGAGAACGGATACTGTTTCAGTTGCTAAAAAGCATTATGAGGATATGGCAATGCTTATTTATGAAGAAAGATTAGTAATGCCTTCAATTGAATTATTGTTTGAAGAGTTAACTGAGTTAAAAATTATGAAGAATGATAGAGTTGATCATCCTCGTAAGAAGTCTAAAGATTTAGCGGACGCAGTTTGTGGTGCTGTATTTGGTTCAATAGCCAATACTCCAAAAAGTATTGATTTAGAAGTTGAAGTTCATACGTTTGCAGAT